GACAATCAAAGCATTACAAGAACAACAAAAAGAAATTCAAAAATTAAAACAAAAATAAAATGAAAATTAATCCAATTTCATCTTGGCAAAATGGTCAAGAAAAGCAAGGAACAGAGTTCAAATTATCATTAATAAGTGATAATTTAAGTACATCTGCTCAGTTTTATTATCAAATTCAAACTGAACAAACAGAAAATTACATTACACAAGTATTAGTAGATGGTAATTTAAATTTAGATGGCGAAGATTATCAAAATTGGGATGCTAATCCAAGTGCAAATGAATGGGCGATAACTTGGGCATTAGAAAAATTAAATTTAACTTTGGCAAATATTTAATAACTAAAAAAAATAAATCATGAATTTCAACAAATCAATCACAAATTTAGATGGTATTGCAGTTGTAAACCAAAATGGTAAAGAAGTTACATTAGGTAGCATCTTAGCAGACCAATTAGTAAGTGGAAGTAAAGGAGATGCAGTTAAGTTTTACGGATGGGCATTAAAATTGCACGAAGGTAAAGAACTTGACATTGATAAATCTGATACACAAACTTTGAAGGATTTTATTACAAACAATGAGCAACTAACAATCCTAGCGAAAGCACAATTGCTTGAACAATTTGATTAATGGCAGAACAAAATAGTTTAATAATTGATGTTGATGTAAAACCACTCAAATCACAACTTAAAGAGGCGACTGTATCATTACAGGCTGCTAGACAAAAGTTCGGTGAATTTAGTGAGGAAGCGATTGCTGCTGCAAACAAAGTTGCGGCTATCAAAGATGAGATAGAAGCAGCAGGAGAACAAGCAGCGTTATTCGACCCAGGAAAGCGTTTTCAAGCATTAACTACGGCAGCGAGTACGGCTGCGGCAGGTATTTCTGCGGTATCAGGTGCTATGGCATTGTTTGGTGGAGAAAGTGAAGATGTAGCCAAAACTTTACAGAAAGTACAGGGTGCTATGGCACTATCACAAGGCTTATCTCAATTAAAAGATATTGGGAAAGTAGGAGAACAATTAAAAATTTCATTCAAAGGACTTACGGCAGGAGCAGAAGGATTTAAAAAAGCACTTATCTCAACAGGGATAGGTGCTTTGGTTGTTGCGGTTGGTTTATTAGTTGCTTATTGGGATGATATTAAAGCAGCAGTAGGCGGTGTTAGTAAAGAACAGAAAAAATTAAACGAAAGTTCAAAAGAAAACTTAAAAACACAAGAAGATAAATTAGATGCAATAGATGGGCAATCCAATCAACTTAAATTACAAGGTAAAAGTGAAAAGGATATCCTAAATATTAAGATTAAACAAAGTGATGAGGCGATAAAAGCAGCAGAAGTTAATCTTGCTAACTCAAAAGCCACCAAAGATGCACAGGTAAAAGCAGCACAAAGGAATAAAGAAATATTGCAGGGTATCATAACATTCTTATCTGCACCATTAGTTGCCGTATTGGCAATGATAGACCAAGTTGGTAAAGTATTAGGCAAGAATTTTGGATTAGCAGAAGGCTTTACAGGTGGATTAGCGAAAATGGTATTCAACCCAGAGGAAACTGCGAAGGAAGGGGACGCTACAATTAAGGAAGCGGAAGAAACTTTAAATAAATTAAAAGAAAAAAGAGCAGGATTTCAAATAGCAGTACAAGGTATTGATAAAGCAGGAGCAGATAAAACAAAAGCAGATAAAGAAAAACAGGATGCAAAAGAATTAGAAGCACAGAAAATATTGCAAGAGGCTAAAAATAAACTACTTGATAAACAAAAACAAGAAGAAGCAGCGATTGAAGAAGCATATAAAGAAAAATTTAAGAAGTTAAAAGAGGCAGGTATTAAGGATGATGGTAGTTTAGAGGCCGCTAAACAAAAAGAATTGGCTGATGTAAAAGAAAAATATGCAAAAGAGGAAGCGGATAAGGTATTAGCATTTGATAAGGAGTTAAATAAGGCACGAACAGAGGCTAGATTATCCGCTATAAAGGATGAAAACGAAAGGGCGAAGCAAGAATTATTGGCTAACTATCAACAACAATACGCAGATATTGATGCTAATGAAAAATTAACGGCTGAACAAAAGTTAGCACTAAAAAAAGCACTACAAGAAAAGGAAAATTTAGAATTAGATACATTAGAAAATCAAAGAAAGGCACAAAAGTTCAATCAAGATGTGGCTGATTTAGATTATCAAATGAAACAATCTGAATTTCAGTTCAATATACAAAAGGATTTAGCCGCTAAAAAGTTAGCACTAGCAAAAACTGAGTTTGAAAATGGTAGAATGAGCCAAACAGAATATACCAATTTCTTACGTGCTAATGCAGAGGAACAAAAAAAGATTGATGAGGCTAGTGTACAGGCTAAAATGCAGGTTGCACAACAGGTAGCAGGTATTTTAACATCTATGTCTGACCTAGCAGGTAAAGATACGGCAGCAGGAAAGGGTTTGGCGATTGCCGCAGCCACAATTAACACATACACAGGTGCGACACAGGCTTTGAATAGTAAAGTACCCGCTCCTGAACCATTGGCAACTATCATTCGTATAGCACAAGCAGGTGTAATTGTTGCAACAGGTATTAAATCAATTCGTGAGATAACAAAAACAAAAGTACCCGGAGGTGGTGGAGCATCAGCACCTAGTATAAGTGCTTCTGCACCTACAACTGCATCAGCAGTACCGACATTAGGAAATAGTCCTGTTACGGCAATAGCCAATGTAATGCAAAATCAAAAGCCATTAAGAGCCTTTGTAGTTGAAAGTGAAGTAACAGGTAGTCAAAAGAGGGTGGCTGATATTGAACGAAGGGCAGGTTTTTAATATTTATAACTATGAAAGTGAAATTACCAATATATAAAATGTTGATTGCCGATGATATAGATGGCGAGGAGGAGGTAGATTATGTCGCATTGGTTGAATATCCTGCTATCCAAAGGAATTTTTTAGCATTTAATGAAACAGATGAGTTTGAAAGTTACGCTGATTATCCTGATGGAGTAAAAGGTAACGCTAGAAGGGTATTAGAATATGCAGAAAAGAATGGATGGGGTTCATGTGGTACTCCTGTTGGAAAACAAAGAGCCAATCAGTTAGCAAGTGGAGAGGCTATATCACTAGAAACTATCAAAAGGATGTATTCTTATTTAAGCAGACATGAAGCCGACTTAACTTCAAGTAAATCTTATGGCGATGGATGTGGTAAATTGATGTATGATGCGTGGGGTGGTAAGGCTGCATTAGGTTGGAGCCGTAATAAATTAAGACAATTAGGAGAATTAGGCGATGAACAAAGTTCTGATTTGAAGTTTGCAATACAAGATGAGGAACAAAGGATAGTAACAGGTCCACTTATGATAGCGGATTTGCCGATTTATAGGAGAGATGAGGATGGAGAATACTATGTAGTGTTTAGTGCAGAAGAAATAAAGAAAATAGTACAACGATTTTTCAAGAAAGGTTATCAAGCAAAGGTTAATATAGAACATGGAAAGCCTGTTGATGATGTTTATATGTATGAAAGTTATATAGTTGATAGGGATAAGGGTGTTATGCCACCAAAAGGATTTGAAGATATATCTAATGGGAGTTGGTTTGGAAGTTATAAGGTTGATAACGATAAGATATGGGATGAAGTTAAGGCAGGTACATTCAAAGGATTTAGCATAGAAGGTATGTTTAGATACCAAAAGACAAAAGAAACAATAACAGAAGAAGAGGTTACGATGCAAAAGGTCATCAATATTTTATCACAAATTGAACACTAATAAAAATTTAATATTTACAATTATGAACGCAAAAGAAGCATTACAAGAAATCAAAAAGTTACTATTTACAGAGAATAGTAAACAAGAGTTTGCCTTAACAGATGGCAAATTAGAAGATGGAACTGCTGTAAAGTACGATTTAGAGAGTGGCGAAATCTATGTAGTTGGTCAAGATGGGGCGAATATGCCTGCACCTGTTGGCGAACACAAACTTGAATCAGGCGAGGTTATCGTTGTGGTTGAAGAAGGTAAAATCGCAGAAGTTAAAAAGGCTGAAAGCGAACCAAAGGTTGAAGTTGAGGTTGAGGCTGCAAAAGAAGAAGCACCTGCCGAAGATGAAAAGCCAAAGATTGACGAGCAAATGTCTGCAATGGAAGAAAAATATGCAGCACTTGAAAAGAAAGTAGAGGAAATGGCTAAAAAGTTAGATGAAATGGGTGTTAAGGAAGAAAAAATGAGTTCTGCAATTAAATTGTCAGCACAAGTTTTAGAATCATTAGCAACTGAACCATCTGATGAAGCAATTCAAAAGCCTAATACTTTTTACAAAGAAGTAAAAGACGCGAAACAACAACAATTTAATAAATTACAACAAGTTTTTCAAAATTTAAAAACAAAATAATATGGCATTAGATTTATCAGCACTAACAAACTATGTAGAAGAAAATGCCCAGCAACTTACTGCTGCTGCAATTTTCAGTGCGAAAACTGCTTCTTTGATTGAAGCGAAGGGTAATGTTCAAGTTGGTATCAAATCAGCAGAAACAATCAATGTTTTGACTACCGATGCGGTATTCCAAGCAGGTGGTACTTGCGGATTCAATTCAAGTGGTACAACTGCAATTACACAAAGACAAATTACAGTAGGTAAAATTAAAGTTCAAGAGGCTATCTGTCCTAAAACTTTTGAAGCGAAGTATACACAAAAGGCATTAAGAGTAGGTTCTACTTACGATTATATGGCTTACGCAACAGACTTCACTAATCAAAAGATTCAAAGAATTGGTGCTGCTCTTGAAACTGCGATTTGGCAAGGCGATACCACAAGTGGTACGGCTAACCTAAATAAATTTAATGGATTTGCTACCATTATCAATGCTCTTGGCTTTGGTGGTGCGGGTGACCCAATCAACGGAAACACAAGTGCTTTAACTACTTTAACTAAATCAAATGTTAGACAAGCGGTTGATGAGATTTTCTTATCAATCCCTGCTGCACTTTTAGACAAAGATGATTTTGTTATCTTCTGTGGTAATGATACATTCCGTGAATATGTAGTAGCACTTCGTGAGGCTAACTTATTCCACTATTCAGTTGAGGCTGCAAATATGGAAGTAGTTGTACCTGCTACAAACATCAAATTAATTGGTGTGAATGGTTTGAACGGAACTGACTATATGGTTGGTATCTGTATGAGCAACATGTACTTGGGTACAGATATGTTGAATGAGCAAGACAAGTTTGAATTATTCTATGCGAAAGAAGCAGATGAAATGAGATTTGTAGTAGAATTCAAATTAGGATGTCAAGTAGCATTCACAGATGAGGTTGTTTTCTGGAAGAAAGCATCAGCGTAGTAGAAAATAATATAGGGGAGGTAATACTCCCCTAATTTTATAATATTTTAAATTTAACATTATGCCGTGCGCATTAACACAGGGATATACCCTTGATTGTAAAGATAGTATAGGTGGTTTAACTGCCGTATACTTCGCCCCATGGGAAGATTTGAATGTAGTTACACAGGCTTCGGGTGTTGTAACTACCTTGACTATGGACACAGGTAAGAAATTTTATAAATACGACCTTGTAAAAGAAAGTTCTAACTTTGCAGAAGCAGTAAATACAAATGTACAGAATGGTACTGTTTTCTATACTCAAACATTAGAGGTAATTTTAAACAAATTGCAAGTAAACACTAGAAACGAAATCTTGCTTTTGGCTAAAAATAGATTAGCAGTAATCGCAACAGATAATAATGGCGATAATTGGTTCTTAGGAGTTGCTTATGGTTTAGATTTAACAGGCGGTGGTAGTGCCACAGGTACTGCCTTCGGTGACAGAAGTGGTTACACTTTGACTTTCACAGGAAATGAGAAAGAATTAGCACCGAAAGTGACTGCTATTATCCCTATCGTGTAGATTTGGTTTGTTTACATATGGTTTTTTTGGAAAAGGCATCCTTCGGGGTGTCTTTTTTTTTATACAAGTAACAATTTATTATATTTACTATTATGATTAGACTTACAAAAAATGTTACAGGGTTCATTTATTTGAGTTTAGATGACAAAAGGCTTACATCTAGTAATTCCTATACAATATTATTTGTAAATGAAGTAACGAATGAACAAGTTAATCTAACTTTGACAGATGTCAGTTCATTCAAGAACAGATATTCAAAGTTTCAAATATTAAATACATCATTTAATACAAAGACAATAGGATTTTGGAGGTATTATGTAACACAGGCAGGAAGCGGTGCTACAATAATAGCAACAGGTAAGTTTGAATTAGTTGATACAAATTTAAGTGATACAGATGTCATTAGATACAATGGGTATAATGGCGCATATAAAACATATACAGTATGATTAAGTTCTTAAAGTTTGACCAAGTTCCATTGCCAGTTTATAAAGAAGTGAAAGGCAAAGATTGGATTTACTATGGCGAAAAAAATGATTACCCTGATTATCTATTGCGTTTATACAACAATAGTGCAAAGCATAATGCAATTATAACAGGTAAAGTAGATTATATCTGCGGAAATGGATGGGATGCTATTTCAGAAGATGAAATGCAAAAGGCAAAAGCCTATACAATTTTAGATAAGGTTAATACCAAAGGAGAAAGCCTTACAGACATAACTAAAAAGATGGCTACCGACTTATCAATATTCGGTGGTTACTATTTACAAGTTATTTGGAGCAAAGGAACAGGAGAGATTGCTGAACTATATCATTTAGATTATTACAAGGTTAGAACTAATTCTATCAATAATTGCTATTATGTGGCTGATGATTGGATTAAGAACGGACAAGTAAACCCTAGACCTAACTATTTAGAATACCCAAGATTTGATGATAACAATAGAAAGGGAAGTCAAATTCTATATTTCAAAGAATATAGAGCAGGATGTAATATTTATTCACTTCCTGATTATAGGGGTGCTATTTCATATATTGAACTAGATATTTGTATTGGGGAATACCATTTGAATAGTATCAATAATGGAATGTTCAGTTCTAAACTTATTAACCTAAATGGTGGGCGAGTTAGCGAGGAAGAAGAAAACAGGATTGAAAAGCAATTTAAAGACAAATTTAGCGGCTCAAAGAATGCGGGTAAGTTTATGTTAGCGTTCAACGATAGCAAGGAAAATGAGCCATCTATAATCGATTTAAGCGGTACTGAACTTGACAAGCACTTTGACCTTTTGAATAAGACAGTTCAACAGGAAATTTTTAGCGGTCATAAGGTTACAAGTCCTATGTTATTTGGTATTAAAACAGAAGGGCAATTAGGTGGAAGGGCAGAATTGCGTGAGGCTAGTGAGTTGTTTCAAAATACCTACATCAATACCAAGCAAAAGGAGATAGAACAAGTTATCAATTACCTATATTCTTTCAATGATGTAACGGCAGAATTGTTATTAAACAAGACAGAACCAATTTCATTCCAATTCGGCGAGGCTATCATCAGTTCTAATATGACACAAGATGAGATTAGAGAGAAGTTGAGTTTGCCAATGATTGAAAAACAAGAAACTGATTCTAGTCAAAACCTAATTAATTCACTTAATTCATTAAATCCTACACTTTTACAGAAAGTATTGGAAAATATGAACACAGATGAGTTAAGAAGTTTAGTAGGATTGATGCCAAAAGTTGAAGATGTAGCCGTTGAACCTGTTACTCCAACAGAAACTATGCATGTTTCATGCAGTCACGGGAAAAATGATGATGAAATTATAGCATTATTTGAAGGCAAAGGTTTACCACAAGAAAACTTTATAGCATTACAGGAAGATAGAATGTTATTTAGCGATATGGATGAATTTAACAGACATCAAGATTTTGCTGAATACACATTGAACGCAGTACAGGAAAATATTGTGGCTGCTATTAAAGGCAATCCAACCGCAACGATTGAAGATATTGCAAAAAAATCAGGTGTAAGTAAAAATGTAGTAACCGATAGATTAAATACATTACTTGATGATGGGGTTATTAAAGAAAAGATTAGCAGGGATGGTACAATTACAAGGTCAGTAACTAAAATTGGCGATTCAGCGATTAGAAAATTAACTCCTATCACATCATACAAGATTCTATATAGTTATGAGGAAAGACCTAATGTTCCAAAGCCTTTAACAGAGAGCAGACCATTATGTCAAAAACTTTATGGTAGTAAGTTATATTTCACTAGGGAAGAAATCCAAAACATAACTGACCAATTAGGATATTCTGTATTTCAACTTTGTGGTGGATGGTATACAAATCCAAACACAGGAGTTACTACACCATATTGCAGACACGAATGGAAACGAAATGTTGTAATTGAAAAAACATCACGATGAGCGCGAATATTTTAATGATTAGTGAGCAGTCTTTTAAAGATTTTACGATTGCTTCAAATAACATAGATTTAAAAAATCTAACACAGATTATAAAAATGACACAGGATAGGTATATCCATTCATTATGTGGTAGTGCTTTATACAATAAGATTTTAAATTTAATTAGCACAGGAGATATCACTTTGGTTGGAAACGCTAAATACAAAACATTACTTGATGATTTCTTAACTGATACATTATTTAACTATGTATTAGGAGAGTTACCAATGGCTATGCAATACAAGTTCGTTAATAAAGGAGTATTAAAGAAAACAAGTGAGAATAGTGAGCAACCTACATACGCTGAATTACAAAGTATTAGCAAATATTATCAAGGTTACGCAGAATGGTATGCTGAACGAACAATTAATTACCTTACTGCGAATAGTGAAACATATCCTGAATACTTAAATCCCGGAAGTGATATAACTGCTATATGGCCTACAAGCAATCAATATAGGACTGCTATTAATTTAGGCAATGGCGAGTTAGAAGATACTAGACCTTATAGTGAAAGATATCAAGGCAATCGTTATAAAAAACCATATTAGGATGGCATACACAAAAAATGAAAAGAAACTAAAAGAATATTTAAAAAAGAAAGATGAGTTTAAGCAACCTGATAGCAAAGATAAAATCAATACAACAAAGCCATCCAATGTTAAAAACATTCGGAGAGGGTGATATCTATGACTACGTTGATAATGGCGGAGAAATAGAATATCCTGTATTGTGGGTTGTACCTCAACCATCTAGTTATGTAACAGGCACTATGCGTTACAGATTTGTATTAGTTTTTGCTGATTTATTAACAGAAGATAAATCAAACAGGTTACAACTTCAAAGCGACCAATTACAAGTTGCTATTGATGTTATATCTAAACTGAAATTAGATAATACTTATAGTTTCAATATAAGTCAAAATATAAATATAGAGTTTTTTCAAGAAAGGTTTGATGATTTTACGGCAGGAGTTTCTGCTAATATTGAAATCATTGACCCTACCCCTTTAAATTTATGTCAATTCCCAACATAATAATACAATAATGACAATGTTTGAAAGAGATGAAATAGGTGTACCATCAACATTAGGTGCAATTTTATTTAATGGTATGCAATTAATGGGAGTTGAACTTGTGAATATTGTTTTCACTTGGATAATTTCAATTCTTTCTATCGTTTACCTAATATATAAAATCAAAAACGAAAAAAAAAGTTATGATAGACGCAAAAACAATGGAACGGATAGCACTAATGCATCCTAAACTTCGTGAAGAGGCTAATGATATTTATTTGGAAATAACAGAATCATTAACGAGCAAGACATTTTGTAGATTTAGCCATACATTAAGAACATTCGCAGAACAGGATGCCATATACGCACAGGGCAGAACAACAAAAGGTCCAATCGTTTCTATGGCAAAAGCAGGTTTGAGTCCACACAATTACGGATTGGCTATTGATATTGTATTAATAGATGGTAAGAGTGCTATATGGGATACTAAAAAAGATTTTGATGGCGATGGTAAAGCAGATTGGATGGAAGTAGTTGCTATTTTCAAGCAATATGGTTGGACTTGGGGTGGTGATTGGAAGTTTAAAGATGCTCCACACTTTGAAAAAACGTTCGGATATAGCACTAGAAGTCTATTGAATTTGTATAATAGTGGCAAAGTAGACAAAAATAACTATGTGTTAATATGAAATTGAATAATTTTAAACAATGGAAAACGACTACACTAGGCTTGATAATTATGACTTGCTCTATTGCGAGTGTGTTTATAAAGGAAATACAATGGTCGGATGCTATAATTGGTATAGCAGTTGGTCTAATTCTTATTTTCAGTCCTGATAGTATTATAGATAAAATAAAAAGTTTAATCAAATGAAAAAGTGGTTCAAAGAGTTTTGTTATTTATATTCAAAATGTCAGCAACATCAATTCATTGGTAAAATATGAAATATCTAATAATCTGTTTATTGTTTGTCAGTTGTGTTTCTGAAAAGAAAATAGCCAAAATATGTGCTGAAAAATATCCAATCAAGGATAGTACTATCATAATTGAAAAGATAGATACAACTTATGAATATATCAAAGGCGATAGTATAAAAGTACCATTCTATTTGAAAGGAGAAGTTATTTATAAGGACACAATCTGTCCACCTGTTAAATTTCCAAAGATTACAAAATTAAAAGAGAAAATTGTGTATCAAGAAAATACAGCGAAAAGTGCATTATTTGAATTCCAAATGAAAGACATGAGTCAAAAATTGGCAAAAGTGAATGATGATAATAAGAAACTAGAAGAAAAGGTGCGTACAAGAACAAAACAAAGAAATATACTATTCATTATATTAGGTATCATAATTTTATTCAAGGTCTTAAAGTACGCACTATACAGATGGTTATCAATAAACTAGGCAACAACATCACTAAAATACAAATTAGTGGTAAAGAACAAACCTTCCTCCTATTATCAGATGTTCACTTTGATAGTAAAAGTTGTGAAAGAGAATTGCTAAAAAGCAAACTTGATGAAGCATTAGAAAAGAATGCTATCATTTTAGTGAATGGCGATTTTTTTGATATGATGCAAAGCAGAAATGATAAAAGAGGAATGAAAGGCAGTTTAAGAAAAGAATATTTAGGAGATAACTATTTTGATTTAGTTATTGAGGATGCCTATGAATTCTTAAAGCCTTACGCTAAAAATATATTAGTGATGGCTGATGGTAACCACGAAACTGCTATCACAAAGAACTATGAAACTAACCCATTAGAAAGATTGTGTTATATGTTACGCAAGGAAGGTGGCAGTAATACACAACATACAGGCTATCAAGGATGGATAGTTATTAACTTTCTACATAACAATTCAAGTGCTTCTTATTATATTAAAATGCATCACGGAAGCGGTGGAAATGCTAGGGTAACCAAAGGTGTTATTGAACACAATAGAATGAGTACGTATGTTGAAGGTGCTGATTTAATATGGTTAGGACACACACATACACAATATTGCGTACATTCAACCATAGAAAAGATAACAAGTAGTAATGTATACAATGTAGATTTTCATAAAGTATATCATATTCGTACAGGATGTTGGAAACAAGAATATAAAGAAGGTGGATGGTCAGTTGAAAAAGGATTCGGTCCATCGGAGATTGGTGGATATTGGGTTGAATTATCTTATGGAAGGCATAAAATAGATGGCGAAAGGAAATCACAAATAGAAACAAAAGTATATTCAACATAATATGTGGCTAGAAATTGAAGTCTTATTAAAAGACAGGACAATTAATTGGCAGGATTTAGGCTTTGACATCCAATACGATTTCGCTAGAAGGATGATAAGGCTTGATGAAATATATTATTTGCAAGAATTATTGCCTGATATACAAATCCT